GGGATGGGCCGATCTCATCCTTAACAGTGATAACTGTAAGTACACCCATGAGCTTGAGGGCTACCGGAACCGGGGCTACCCCCTCTTTTGCGCCAATCTCGAATGCACCGCATGGGAATTGGAGCGCATGAAGGGTCAACAGGTCTTCAAAGACTGCGGCATTGCTTGCCCCGAGGTTGTAGAGTTCAAACGATACGATGAGGCCATCGCTCACCAGATGGCTAATATGGACAAGCGCTACGTCAGCAAACCCTGCGCTGACGTTGACAAGGCCCTGTCCTATGTGTCGAAGGGTGCCCCCGACATGCTCTTCATGCTGGAGCATTGGAAGAAGAGCGGGAAAAAGCCCGTTCCCTTTATCTTTCAGGAATTCTTCCCCGGCATTGAAATGGCCGTGGGCGGGTGGATGGGCCGCGATGGCTTCGCTGAGCACGTTCTGGAGAACTTCGAGTTCAAGAAGTTCATGAACGATGACCTCGGTTGTAATACCGGAGAGCAGGGAACTGTCATGCGGTATGTGCCTATGGGGGAGAGTGGCCTTGCGAAGGCTTTGCTCGCTCCGCTCGAATCTCGGCTCATTCGAGAAGGCTACACTGGCTACATTGACGTTGCCGTCATGATTGGCAAAGACGGCTCCCTTTGCCCTCTGGAGTTTACGTCTCGTCACGGTTGGCCCCTCTTTCAGATCCAACAGGCCCTGCACCCTGATGTTGCCAACTGGATGCTTGACCTCCTGCATGGCAAGGATACTTTCCGGCCCTCGACTGACATTGCCACGGGGGTTGTGGTGACGATGCCAGAATTTCCATACAGTCACATTACCCGAAAAGAGGTCACGGGCTTCCCTGTGTGGGGGATCAATGCGGGCAATCGCTATAACATTCATCCGGCTGAAATGATGCTTGGCGAGGGGTTCAATGAGAAGGGTCAACGCGAGCCGATGATGGTGTCCGCCGGTGACTATCTTCTTATTGCTACGGGCACAGGGAAGACTGTTCAACAGTCAAAGAAGCGGGCCTATGATGTGATCGATGAACTGGAAATTCCCAATTCCCCGATGTATCGGACTGACATTGGAAATCGGCTTGAGAAGCAGCTCCCGAAGCTTCAGGCCTTGGGCTATGCCGAATCCTGGGAGTGGTAGAGTATGAGCCAGAAAGTTGCCCCGGTGCCGCCGCATGGCCAACCCGATAAACGGTGGTTCGATGCGATGGTCGCGACGGTCAATGATGCCTATGCCGCGACGTGTACGACCGCCACACGGCCCCCGAATGCGGTGATTGGTCAACACACATTCGACACCACGATAGGCCAACCGATATGGCTGAAGTCTGTGAATCCGAATGTTTGGGTGAATGGGGCTGGGACGGTGGTGTGAGAATTATTTATAGGAATTAATCTACATTAATTTGGACAAATAAATCATATGGCTGGCCGGGCAGACTTCTTCAAGAGCGGTTCCTGGAACGCGACGTGCGATCTGTGCGGGGCGAAGGAGAAGGCCGACCGTATGGAGCTGACGTGGAACGGATTGTACACCTGCAAGCACCACAAGGAGAGGCGCAATCCGCAAGACTTCCTTCGGGGTGTGAAGGACAACCAAACTGTGCCGTGGTCACGCCCGTGGCAGCCTCCGTTGTGCGACACCACCTCGTTTCCCTACACTGAATATTGCACCCTTCAAGGTAAGAATGCCATCCCCGGCTTCGCCATCCCCGGTTGTGCCGTTCCTTCCTACGTAAACACGGCTTTCTACCCCTCCATTGTGCAGTGGCGTGGCTGGGCTATCCAAGACACCTACGGTTGCCCTATCCTCGACACCAATGGTCAGATGATTTTCCCCCCGGGCACGCCTTCGGCTACGAACCCTCCCCGACCTGGTAGCCCCGCCTATGCATTGGACGTCAACTTCTACCTTGATGTGAGCACGCTAGCATGAAAAAATTTCTTCTTTTCATTGGTTTGCTGTGGGCTGCGGGTGCCAATGCCCAATTCACACCCGGCCAGCTTTTGACAGCAGGAGAGTTGAACACACAGTTTGCGTTGTATGCAGAGCTGGCTAGTGCAACTTTCACAGGCCCGGTGACAATCCCTACGTTGACTGTCACCACCACAGCCACTTTGCCCTCGCAGTCGGCTAACACGCTTTTGGGAAACACTAGCGGATCATCCGCCCCACCCACTGCCGTTAGTGTCGGCAATTGCTCCAATTCTTCTTCTGCTTTGTCTTATACGGCTGGCACAGGTTTTGGTTGTAATTCGAGTGTGAATGCAGCGACGTTGGGGGGTGCCACTTTTGCCGCCCCACCAGCCGCCGGTTACGGCAGCACTACCCCAGAGCCCGTGGCTGCTACTACAATTACAGCCACGAGCACTATCACTCCCTCGCAAACATCCGGTATAGTCGGCACGACCACAAACAATAACGCGAACGCGGGTAGCGTCGGTGAATACGTAACGAATACGACTACAGGTACCTCGCTACCAGTCAATACGGGCGCCAGCGTGGCGAGTATCAGCTTGACGGCGGGCGATTGGGACGTGGAAGGGATCATACAGACGGTTCCTGCGGGGACCACGACGCAAAGTCTGATAGCAACGGGCATTAGCACGTCCAGCACGGCGTTTCAGGTTTTATCAGGAAGTTTCCTGAATATCCAGGAGTTAGCCGTGTCGGTAAGCGCAGGGTTGAACATTGCACTCGCCACCCCCCGTACACGTATAAGTTTAAGCTCTACGACAACGATATATCTGGTCGCGCAAGTTAATTACGCTGTCAGCACGCTTACGTGTAATGGTTTCATACGCGCCAGGAGGGTTCGATAATGGCTGAGCAAGGTTCATACCCACTGAATGGGCGGTCTCTGGCGGGTACGGACACCGTCACTGGTGTGGTTACAGGACAAACGGCAGACATTCCTTTGAATGTTCTGTCCGCTTTTTTGGGAAATTCTACACAATCCGGCCCTACGACTGCTAGGCCAACACCCCTTGTCGTTGGGCAAGGGTATTTTGATACCACACTAGGTTATATGGTTTGGTGCAAAACTACCATACCTATTGTATGGGTGAATGCGGCAGGGGTGAGTTCATGAAGAAACTGCTAACTTTTTTGTTTGTTGTATTGCCCAGTGTGGCGAATGCGCAGACGTTCTCTGTCCAAAATTTGAGCATTCTTGGGAATACAGAAAGTGCCGCCTTCACGCAGTATGGTGTTATGGTGGGAGGGGGTGCGTCGAATCCAGTAGCTGGAATTTCCCCCGGCACTTCTGGGCAAGTGCTAACGTCAAACGGTCCTACTGCAAACCCGTCTTTTCAAACATTATCGTTGGCAGGCTTTGTTTCTATTGCCGCTACAGCCAATGCAGTATCTCAAAGCTCCGGTATTGGCGGCACATTGCTTTTTACTACGGCATCTGCAGGAATGTATGTTGTTTACGCTGACATTACATGCGTGCAAGCAGGAACTGCCGGTACAGCCAGCTTGAATATTTTCTGGAACAATGGAAGTGCTGCGCAACAAGCAACCACAACTGTAACATTAACGACACTTGGTAATGAAAGTTCTGCCGGGTATGTTATTTTAAGTGGAAATGCACAAAACATCAGCTATTCTGTGAATGTTAATGGTGCATCAGGGTCTCCTTTGTACTCTGTGCGGATTCGTTTGATTTCTTTGGGGTAATGCCATGGCTAATTATTATAACGAAGATGCTTCGAATGTAAGCTACATTAGCCCAAACGGCACGACTGTACAACGCGGGCTTAATGTAAAGCTTACGGAAGTTTTGTCTGTTGCTGATTATGGTGCAGACAGCACCGGAGCAGTTGACAGCACGGCAGCTTTTACTAATGCACTGGCTGCAGCTGGTAGTAAAGTGCTGTTTGTTCCACAAGGGATCTATCTTATTAATGGTACGGTAACACCGTCCAGTATAAACAATATGCTGCTAGACTCAGCAGCCACTTTCAGTGGTTCTGGGTCTATTAATCTGACTGCATGCAATCTTATTTACGCGGAACGGAATTTCTCTTCCACAGCCGGCACGCAAATGCGGGTGCAAAAGCAGTATTCGCAGGGAACTGACGTTAAAAATTTGGCCTATTTGTGGGGTGGGACTACAGCAGCTTATTTTGGGGTAGGCAAACGGTTTGATTCTGGGTATACAAGCTCCCCTGCCGGCTCACCTTATGCTGCTATCGCTTCATGGGCTACGGATAATGGATCGGGAGCAGACGTTTGTGCAACGCTGAATGTTGTTGAAGTTTTGACTAATAACGGGATTGGCTTTGGTGGCAATTTAATTGCCACTAATGCAGCAGGAAACACAAATACGAAGCTTGTTGGACTTGAGATTGACCTGGAACCTACTTCCGGTACGACGGTAAACAGTGGGAGTGCCGGACTGTATGTAAATGCCTTTAATTTGGGCAGCATTGGCCCGGTTATGCAGGTTGGTGGAGTATCTGGAGGTACATTCAGCAACGGCATTTTGATGAATGCCATTGCATCTGGGGGGAGTGCAGTAGCCGCTCAATCGGGATTGTCATGCACAAATTTTATTAATACCGTTAGTGGCGGGTTTTCAGGAGCTGCAATCCAGCTCGGGAATTCGCAGGGAATTGGATGGACTGCTGGAGCGGCTATTAATGGAGATGGTAGTGGGAATTTGAATATCAACCCGGCGTCTGCGGTGTTGGTCAACGGAAACAACACTACCGAAGGCAATACATTGATGGTAGTAAGGGATTCGGGAAGTGTGGCCGCATTGCAGGTGTTTGTTGCTCGCGGGAGTGCCGCAAACGGTGCTAATGCGGCGATTAAAGTTAATGGACAATCTGCTACCGGACGGTCAATTAATGCTGGCGGTACGATCAACGCCAGCGGAGCTGATTATGCGGAATACGAAGTTAAACGAAACGACTGCCAGGCAATAGAAAAAGGGCAGATTGTAGGCTTTGACGCGGACGGTAAATTGACTGACAAGTTTTCTCTTGCCATTAGATTTGGCGTGAAATCGACAAGTCCGAATTTGGTCGGAGGGGATACGTGGCATCAAGAGGAAAAACCTGTCGCACCTGATAGACCGGAAGATTTGCGCCCTTGTCCTGTAAAGCACGATGCGCACCAGAGGTATGGCAAGCATAAAGCTGCCATAGATGCAGAGCATTTGGAACAAATGAAAGTATGGGAACAAGAAAAAGCGGCATACAACCTGCAAATGCAAGAGTATGAAACGAAACTTGATTTGTACGCAAAGGCTTTGCTTGCATGGGAAAAGTCTCATGAAGAGGCTAGGCAGGAAGTGGACCGTATTGCCTATTGCGGTAAAGTGCCTGTAAATGTGTTTGGCGGTTTGCCGGGGCAGTATCTTGTGCCCGTAGCAAATGGTGATAGTATTTCGGGAATTTTTCTTGATAAAAATTCTCTGAGTTTTGCCCAGTATCTGAATGCGGTTGGAGTTGTTAATCGCGTTTTGGTCGATGGAAGAGCTGAGATTGTCGTGAAAACTGTCTGAGGTTACATTATGCCTTCTTCCAATTTCTCAGATTATAATACAAATACCCCCATTACAGCAGCTTGGCTGAGTGGAATCAATAATTTTGCCTTCAGTGGTGTGACATCCCCAGCGGCTTGGGTTAGGTTTGATGGCACTAGTGGGCATATAGTGCAATCCTACGGAATTGCAGGTGTTACTAGAACGGCTACGGGTATTTACACTGTAACTTTTGCTCAAACTTTGCCGAATGCGGCAAACTGCTATCAGGTGACTACAAATATTATTGGGATGAATGCCGTAACTACAGAAACCACTAATAGCATTGTGGTGGAAACTGCCAATTCTTCTGGGGTGTTGGCGGATTCGACTGCAGTTTCGGTGCTTGTGTTTGGAACGTATGTACCCAATTTTTAATTATTTGTAGGAAGTAATCTACATTAATTCCTATAAATAATGAATAACCCACCGGGGCCTTGGATGATAAACATGGACGACTTCAAACAGCAGGTCGCCTCAAGTGTAGCGAAGCTGGCACCGCCTGCGGGAGTGTCGATGTGGCTGACTTTGGGCAACCATTTAGATGACTGGATAAAGTTAGCTACATTGGCCTATATTGTGGTGCAATGCACGGCTTTAGTCGTTACAAAATATCTTGAATGGACGGGAAGGCTTAAGGAGAAGGCTGGTGAGTGAGGCATTCGACAAGTGCTGGACACTGACACTCGGCAACGAAGGGGATTATACAGTGGACAATGGCGGACCGACCCGATGGGGGACCACTGAAGCCGTGGCCCGCAAGTGGGGATACACGGGGAATATGAAGGATTTTCCCGAATCCACAGCCAAAGAGATTGCTCAAGCCAACTATTGGACACCCTTTGGCTGTGATTTCTACCCCTTGCCCATCGCTTTTCAGGTCTTTGACACGGCATATAATGGTGGGCATCCGATTCAATGGCTGCAGGAGATTATGCAAACGCAGACCACAGGCTCAGCGTTGGGTTCCGTGCTCTCGACGGCCAACTGTTGGGAGGTGGTCGCAAAGTTCAATGCCAAGCGTTTGCAATATCTTGCAAGCTTGAAACAGC